CAGCCTCTCGCGAATTGGCAAGTGCGGAGCTTAGCTTGGTAAAAATAGTACACCGGGGCCCTAGTTTCTTTATATATGAGGGACTGGGTATTTTGTTTTGTGTATACCTAGCGATCCTCTAAGTTTAATAATATAAAGTTAAAGTTATGAAAGTAAAACAGGTTAAGCAAGAAATCCTGGACAAAGTATTAGTTCCAGGTAATCGTGTTTTTGAGGAGTGTGTTGCCTTTAACCCTATCATTGACAGTTCTGGTAATACGGGGGATGGTATTTATTTTCCTCGTAGTATCTATGGCAATCCTACAAAGGGCAGTACTAAGAGGAAGAGTATTAAAATTATTGCCAGACGTGAGGAGGGTGAAAACTCATTCTTAAACAATTCATTCACAAGTAGCACTTATATGAGGATGGTGCTTGATGATCTCGCTGTCTTAAGTGCGGCAGATAGTACGGGGGCAGGTATTTTTGATTTTATCCCCGAGTATATTGTGCCGCTAAACAAACAGCGATGGATTGAGTGTTGTGATAAGTGCGATGTGCGTGATCCTATTGAGCGTGGTAAGTCTTATATATCACTTGACCTCTACAGTACTACCTTGAAGATGTATATTGAGGTAGATGGTAGGTGTCATGATGTATTAGAGCAGAGTAAGTCAGATCAAGCCAGGAAGATGTATATGGAGGAGGAGCATAGTATTAGTGAGCTTCGTCTTAAATATTATGCGAGTGGTAAGGCGATGCATCATAGGAAGGAGGTAGTAGGTGAGAAGAGGGATTCAGCTAGGGAAGATCTTAGGCGAATACTTAGTAGGCGTTGGGAGATTGGAAAAGAATACCTAGACAAGATACCGGACCCTCACAAGAACTATGGCCATTACATGTTAGATAGTTTTGTGATAGGTACGTTAGAGTTTGGTGAGGCTGCGCTGAAAGGTTATGAGTTTTACACAGAATCACCTAAGAGAACCGTTAATCAGGCAGTTAGTATGGTAGTAGAGTATCTTGGCAGGAAAAAGATGATGGCTGAGAAGTGTAGAAAGAGACTTGCGCAGGAAATTCGATTTATTAACAGACTGATAAAGGGAAAGAAGAGATGATGAGTAAGAAGGAAACATACAAGAACATACTCCTAGGAAGCCTTAAATTCCTTAATGGTGTATATAAGATAATTACAGCAACTCTTATCTTATATAATACCTGCCAGTGTAATAGGGGAACTGGAAATCAGGATAATCAGAAGCAGTAGTACGTGGTTAGGTAAGAGCTGTATGAACTTAACTACGTAAGGTGTTTTCTACTGTGGAGGTTATTCAGTGGGGTCTTCAGTAATATTATTTTACTCATGAGGCCCTTAATATTTTTTTGCTCGCCCTAGTTCCCTTATAGGTATGAGAAAAGATAATATATTAAAATTTGTAATGAAGAATAGCAATTACGTTATTCACTCTGATCTATTTGTAATTCCTAAGTATATAGATCACTATAAAAATACTCATCTGAGATTTAACATGGAAATAAAAAGAGAGATATACCTAAATCAAGGAAGTAAGTGGTCTCCTCTTTTTAGGGCTATATTAAAACATTTTTACCCTAACATTAAATTTGATAGGGAAATTCCATTAGTTATCGAGGATAGGGGGCTATGGGAATCTCTTTGTATTAAATATAATGTAGACCCGGATAAAACAAAAAGAACATTTTTTGTGGTAGATTATATCTTTCCATATCAAAATCTAATAGTAGAGATAGATTCTATTCTACATGATATGGACTATGATAAAGCAAGAGATGATTATATAAAGACTATTTGGGGATTTGATATTTTACGCCTCTATGAATTTGGTAAGGCAGAGTTTAGTACCATTAATTGTATAGAAAACTTTGAAAGGTGTATAAGCAATGGGAGTATTAATAATAATATTGACTACACCGGCTTGTTAGTAAAAAGGTTTTGTAAGGATTATAGTAACCTTATTTCTATTCTAACTTGGTTTGAAAAGTATATAGAAAACAATAATATAAAGGAAAATTTCTATATTAGTGTGAATCAATTAGGTAAAGATAATAGATTATATGTACTAGACCATGATTCCTTATTCTCAATAAATGAAATACTAATAGCTATCTATGGAATTAGTGCATCTGTAAAGCCTTAGAATCCTTAACAATGAGGCATAGAGACTCGTACATGTTATGATATCTTTATGTGACTGAATTCTTGTATGATTCTTATAAGTCTATTACTTAAGAACGTAATACCCTTGTAGCGAAATAGGTAAGCTAAGTATGACGGGACCACTTAATAGGTATACATTAATTGTGGTTACGGTACAGGTAGAGATAGGGGTAGTATACAGTTAATTATATACTATCCCAGTCGTTTAATTTTTTTTTATTTCCTCTACAATCCTTAATAGTGAATAGAAAAGGATTCCGTAATTCCTGGAGTAGATGTCCTATCAACAGCCGATAGGGGAAAGAGGTAAACCGGATGAATGAATTTTGCCTAGTTTTATAGTTCAAATTATCTAATACTAGGATACCCTTGTAGCGAAACAGGTTAGCTATGTACGTCAGGCACCGCATTCTTGGGCTTTGGGCACATGTGCGGCACGGTACTGGTAGAGATAGGGAGTCGCATAGGAAATCATTTTTGAATGATTAACTCCCTGTCGTTTTTATTTTTTTTTTCATCCCCCTAGATTCCTTACTAGTATGAAGAGAAAGAAAGTGTATAAAGTTTATCTAGGTTGGGATAAGCAAGTATTAGATCGGACATTTGCTAGTGAGGCAGATGCAATTAGTTATGCGAATGAGCTAGCAGTTGATACATTGGTTGTGTCTACTGTACAATAAGAATTAGTAGTAGGATAGTAGTGATATTATTCTACTCTTTTTTGTTGCCCTTGATTCCTTATATGTGACAATATGTAAAATTAGTGTATTACAATGTTACAATTCATGGTATAGGTAGTTCCTGGCTAGTCTGAGATAGATTGGCCAGGTTTTTATTTCCCTCTTGATTCCTTATGATTGTGTAGGTAGTAAAAAACCTAACTATTATAACCTAAAACAGTTTCAACCAAGCTTGTCCGTGAGGGATAGGCTTGGATTTTATTTTTTCCTTCTGATATGTCCTAGATCCCTTATTAATATAATGAAGTTATTAACAATTAAAATTATGAAGTTATGACAGTTTTTAGTATTGACGTGGAGGTATACAATACCCACGTAGAGTTTACATTTGCAAGTAGGGAAGAACTCTTAGAGCTTGCAGAGGACCTCAGTGTTGAGGAGAATGTCAACTTTATTGGAAGAGAAGTTGGCAAAAAGAACAGAAGTGGTTATTATTCAAAGATTGAAATACCTAACCACGGATTCTTAATAGGCATAGTATCTGATGGCCTAGGTAAGAGTAGTAAGGAGGCTACAACCGCACATTATGTGTATAATGTAGAAGAGGCAATACTTAAGTCTCGGGGTCTTAAAAGAGATCCTAAGAACATATCATATCTTATTGAGTATATAATGAATAAGATAGTATTCAGTGAGCTTGAGTAATAATTAGAAGGGACATAGTTCCCTTCTTTTTTATTTTCCTCCTAAAATCCCCTAGATCCCTTATTAATGGAAAGGAAATATTGTTCAGATTATAATTAGTTTTGTTTCAGATCTGGCGAGGTCAAAATATTCTAGCTTGTTCGTGGTGAATAGGCTAGCTTATTTTTTTTCTAGCTCGCCCTAAATCCCTTATAAGTATAGAATAATATTAACATTAACAATTATAAGATTATGAGAAAATTAATTATTATGTTCTTGGCAGTTATGTTGTCAAGTATTAGTGTGTATGGTCAGAATGTAGTTGACCCAATTAGTATACTCTGTAATCCAAAGAGTACTGATTTTTATGTATTAAAGACGGGTAAGTATCCGACAAATTTTAGGACTGCTCTTAGGTTTAGGAAGTTGAGCAGTGATAGTTGTGCCGTAGATTTCATATTTGCGGAGCTTAATGGCAGCGATTATTCAGAGTTTGATTATACAGATAGAAAAGCTAATATTAACTCTGTATTTGCTTATGCTATTTTTGACGGTAGTGGTGAGGTTGCACTGATGGGAAAAGATGATAACCCAACCTATATAACGATAGGTGATTATAAGTATAGAATGATATCATTTAATATTGACTCGGAGAACGCAAGGGGTTTTTGTGAAAATAGATTTATTCTTAGGGTACTTAGGTTATACTTTAGAGACTCATTTGGTAGCTATGATTATAGGAATGACACTGGCAAAGATAGAGCTGATATTGTAATTGGCCCTGATGAAATAGGGTTGTTAGAATTATACGGACAACTAAGAAAGATCCTAAATAATTAGCATGGAAAGAGAGGAATTACGTTATGTAGTTTCTCTCCTTTTTTGTTTCCCCTTAATTCCTTAATAGTGAGAATTGTTTTATCGATTAGTAGTATCTTTCTGAAGGCCGAGCGAGGTCTTAATTAGTTAACACTCTAACCTGTCTGTGATGGATAGGTTAGTTTTTTATTTTTCCTCCCCCCCCTTAATACCTTATTGTTAGAAGAATGAAAAAGAAAGTTAGTATTATAGAAGTAACATTTGGAGGTTACACAAGATTTTATCTAACAATAGATGCTTTGTATCCAGAGGGTATCTATAAGACTGTATTTGAAAAAGTAGATCAATCTTTTAGTATCTGATTATCTCCTCCTAATAGTGAAGTATTGGATGTTGGGTTGGATACTCTGAAAGCTTTGTACTTTTTCGAACACTTAATTACTAAGAAAAAGTTTGTATATCGGAAGCAGTGTATATGTTTTATAGTGGATAGTAAAAAGAAATTTATAACAGACAAGGAACTTAGATCTATTCTGTATGATGGTAGTAGTATGTCTGACGTTATAATATTCAACCCAACAGTAGATAAGATAAACGAATGGTTTCCTTGGGATGTTCGATCGGTTAGTAGAGAACTGGTAATTGATACTAGTAGAATATTAACTGGAGACTTAGAAGAACCATATCAACAGTTTATGTCTCAGATCTACCGTAAGACACTAACTGATTGGGTATATTAACTGCGGGATAAACGTTTTGGTTAGGATGACGAGAGAATTAGAACTTAAGATAGTAGAGAACCTGGTTGAACATAGTTTTTTCATAGTTCTTCCTGTTGAGCTGACTGTGCCTAAGAGTAAGTTGTCAGACCTATTCATACATTATTCGAGGTTTGGACTGAGTTATGGTTTCTTCGGTTCAAAACTCTTAAGGAATAATATAGAAGAAGAAATAAGCAAGGGTGATAGTGTCCGGATCAGTGTTGGGATTCAAATACAACATGCAGACTATACAATAAGCCCTGGAAAAATAATCACAACTAAGAAAATAATAAACTGTCTCAGGGAGGGTGAAGTTTGTTATGAGTATAGTAATATGAGTAGATATAATAGTGATAACATAGTTAGAGGTTTGTTGAGTGATGACGAGTGGAGGTTTGAGAAGAGATTTGTTAGAATAGATACAAGTACAATCCTCTCCAAATCAGAAACATCATTTACAAAACTAATTAGA